CTCAAGTCCTCCCGACAAAAACACCGGGGGCGGCGCCGTGGCGAAGAATATTTGTCAGGCACCCGAGGCTGGGGAGACCTTGGGTAGCTCCCGGTGTTCTTCATGGCCGCGACAAAAGCAAATCAGCGAAAGACCAGAGAAACGGGCACCGTGATGCTGGAGGCGCTCGTCGCTTCCCAGCAATCGACCGAGCTGATGGAAATGGCTCGTCACTTCTTCTCTCTCATGGGCGGGCCGATGGGCTTTGCCAGAGAGCTTCACGCCGAATACAGAGCATCGAAGGCCGGCGGCATGGTCCGCTACAAGATCCTCGACTTGGTTCTCCAATGCCAGCGGTTTATAACACCAAAGGACGCACTCAAGGAAGAATTGGGCCTGCTCACTGAGGGCGATCTTGAGCGCGTGCACCAAGAGGCATTGAAGGCGTATGCCAAAACGACCGGAACGGCCGAAAACCTACATCCCGCCGGTACCAGAGGGGCCGGTGGTGAGGGGGGTGCCCGGAGACATAGCGCAACTGAACCCACCCCCGGATCCGATGCCGGGGACACAGGACTTGACGATCATCGAGGAGGAGACGCCGGAGCCGAAGAAGCCGCCGAAACCGAACTCTGAGTACATCCTTTCCGTCCAGCGCGAGCGGCTTCGCCGGATCGCGGTGGAGATAGCCAAGCGGCGAATCGAAGCACTTCAACTTTACGAGCCACTCGACGAGCAGCTCGCTTTCCACAAGTCCAAGGCACAAGAGCGAATTTTGCGCGGCTCGAACCGTGGCGGCAAGACGCTGCCGGCTGCCGTGGACCTGGCCCGCGCCGTCACGGGCCTGGACAAGTTCTCGCCGCAGCGTGACGGCCGGGCCTTCCTGGTCGGCAAGGACGGCAAGCATGTCGCGCAGGTTCTGTACCGCAAGCTGTTCCGGGCCGGCTCGTTCAAGATCATCCGCGACAAGATGACCAAGAAATGGCGGTCATTCCGGCCATGGTCGGCCAGCGACATGGACCGGATAAATCAAGCCAAGCTGGCGCCGCCCTTGATCCCGCCGCGCATGGTGCGTGAGATTGCCTGGGAGAACAAAAAGGAATCCTGGCCGAGCATCGTCCGGCTGGTCAATGGCTGGGAACTGAATTTCTTCTCCAGCCTGGGCAAGCCGCCGCAAGGCTCTGACGTCGATCGCGTCTGGTTCGATGAGGAAATCATCGACCCGGACTGGTACCCGGAAATGTCTGCCCGCCTCGTCGATCGCCGTGGCCGGCTGGTATGGTCGGCAACGCCACAGTCCGGCACTGAGCAGCTCTACCACCTGCACGAGCGCGCCGCGACCGAGAAGGAGAACAGTGTCGCCAAGCCGTCGGTCGAGGAATTCATCGTCTTGCTTGAGGACAACAAGTACATTTCCACCGAGGACAAGCGGGCCTTTGCCGCCAAGCTCTCTGAGGATGAGCGGGCGGTGCGTGTGGGCGGCGAATTCGCCATCCTCAGCTTCAAGGTGTTCCCCGAGTACCAGGCCAACCGCCACCTGATGGAAGTGCCCTACTTCGAGATTCCCAGGAATTGGACCCGCTACCTGTCGATTGATCCCGGCCGGCAAATCTGTGCGGTGCTGTTCGCCGCGGTACCGCCCGTCGAGCTTGGCGACTTCATCTACCTTTACGACGAGCTGTACATCCCGAACTGTGATGCCGAGCTGTTTGGCCAGGAGATGCGGCACAAGTGCGCTGGCCAGGAATTCGAGGCCTTCCTTATCGACCATCAGGGCGCTCGCGTATCGGACACTGGCGGGGGACGCTCGATCGAGGATCAGTACAGCGAGGCGCTCCGCAAGCGCAAGATCGCTTGCAACGCGACCGGCTGCCAGTTCATTTGGGGGGCGCCCGAACCCAAGCCAGGCGTGGAGGAAGTGCGGCAATGGCTGAGGACCAGGACCGACGGCACGACGAAGGTTCGCTATTTCAGGGACCGGATCAAGAATTTGATTGAGGAAATCAAGCTGTATCGGTACAAAAGGCAAAGGACCGCTCATGGTGTAATCGTGCTGGATGATCCCGAGGCGCGGGGCCGGGTCCACCAGATGGCCAACCTGCGGTACCTGGCAATGTTCCGCCCGCGCTGGATAGCGCCGAAGTCAGGCCGAGGCCGAGCCAGCGGTGCCATCCTCGCCTTCCGCCAAAAGAAGAAAGACAACGCGGAGGGCGAATCGGTCATCAGCCTTGGACCTGGAGGGAAGAAGCGATGAGCAAAGCAAAAGCACCGCCAAAACCGCCGATCCCGCAATGTGGGTATTGCCAGTTCTGGCGAGAATCCACCAAGACATGCCACTCACATCCGCCCACGGTTATGTTACAGCCGCAACCCGATAGCCTCATCAGTCGGTTCCCATCGGTTGAGGCGACTGACTGGTGCGGCGAATACGTCCAAGATGACTCGAAGGTGCAGAATGACCCAAGCTGAAAACGGCATGGCGATTGACGTCTTGGCTGAAACCGCCCACAACGTCTACAACATTCTCACCGGCTGGCCACCGGCCCCATGGGCGCAGGTACCGGGCAACATTCAGGATGTATGGGGTCCGATCGCGGCCAAAGCGGTTGTGGTGATCGAAGCCGCGCAGGACCTGGCCTTCAAGGAACTTGCCACCGAACTCTACAAGACCTGGGCCTTGGGGATGTCCGTCAAGGACAAACCTTTTGACTCCCTGCCAGTCCGCGATAGGCTTATGTGGGAGGCAATCGGCCGGCACCTGACCAACTTCATTGACTCCGACGGCGCATCGGTTGAGCCGCCTGAGCATGAGCAACGCTGGAAAGAATGGCTGGAGGGAAAATGCAATTCGTGATGCCAGAAATCAGGGTGGGTACCGTCGTGCTGTTCTACGTCGGCGCCGATCGCAACCAAGTGCCGCAAGCCGCGATGGTGACAGGAGTGGGCCACCGCAATCTGGTCCTCAGCGTGTTCGCGCCGAACACCTACAATCTCCTCATCCGCGATGGCGTGCGCCACATGCACGATCCTGACCTCTTGCACAACGTAGACACCCGGGAAATGGGCGGCTGGGATTACACCCACGAACACCGAATGCTCATCGAGCTGCAAGAGAAGGTGAAGTACCTCATGGCCCAGGATGTGCCAATGGACCCAGAGAAGCGAAGCCCAACGGACGAAGAACCAGAGAAGAAGCGCGGCCCTGGCCGGCCACGCAAGGAAGAAACAGCAGCTTGACCACAACGCGCGTGTTAGCGCAACGTGATAGCCGGGGTGATGACGCCCCACCCCGGCACCTTATACCATTTAGCGCCGGGGAGGGGACTATCCCGATGATCCGGCGCTGGTTTTATCCTTGGCTTTCTCCCCTGGAAGCCATGCAATGCCTGGAAGTCAACTCGACAATCCATTCCGCGCCATCAAGGCGCAATGGCTCGGCAAGGCAAAGGTTGCCCTCGACTACAAGCGAGAGCATTTCCAGTCCGACGCCGACGAAGCCATGCGTTTCTTCAACGGTCCCTATGACTTCATGTACGGACTGCAGTACCGCAAAGGCTCAAGCGCGTACGTGTTCACCGGCAACGACGATCTGCCCCGGCCGTCATTCTCGATGACGGTGAACAAGGTCGCGGAAATGGTGCAATTGTTCGGGCCTGTCCTCTATCACCGCAATCCCATCCGGCAGGTCAATCCCCGCAAATATCCGCTGATTCCCATAGACTTGTTCGGTGATCCGAATGATCCGACGGTGCAAATGACGTTCATGCCGATCTTTCAAGAGGTCACGAAGGGTCGGTCGATCGACCTGGCCCGCTCGCAATTGCTGGAAGCGTACCTGAACTACACGCCCAATGCACTCGACCTCAAGACCGAGGCCAGGAATTGGGTGGATGAAGCTCTCATCAAGGGCATGGCGGTCCTGTGGCACGAAGTCTACAAGCCGTCCGGCGGCAGCTTCAAGATGGTCGGCTCATTCTTCGACACGATTGACAATCTGTTGGTTGATCCTGACTTTGAATCCTTCTGCGGCGCCAAGTGGATTGCCCGCCGCTACGTGCGCCCGGTGTGGCAGGTGGAGCGCGAGTACGGCTACCAGCCCGGCAGCCTCCGCGGATCAATGGAATCCTATTCGGCTCAGGCCACGGTCAACACTGGCGAGTCGGATGCCGAGTATCTTCGCAAGCAGGGCATGACCAACGATCTTTTGGTCTACTGGAAAATCTACTCGAAGATGGGCATGGGTAGCCGGCTCCAGGGAATGCCAAAAGACATACTCGGCTCGCTGCCCAACCCTGACCTTGACCGCTTCGGTGACTTCTGCAGGATCGACGTATGCGAATCCTGCGAGCATCCGCTCAATATCCCGCCCGAGATTTGGGAGAACGACCAGGCCATCCAAATGGCGGTCCAGTGGGAAACGCCGTTTTGGGCAGACGACTCCTGGCCATGCACACCACTCGCATTTCACTGGATTCCGCGCAAGGTGTTCCCCATGTCCCACCTCAAGCCGGGCCTGGGCGAACTGAAATTCATCAATTGGGCCTATTCCTTCCTGGCCGGCAAGGTCCGCAGCTCCTGCCGTGACTTCATTGCGATCGCCAAGAGCGCCGGCGAGGAACTCAAGACGGCAATCCTTCGCGGAACCGATTACGAGCTGGTGGAGATTGAGAAGGCCCACGGCACGATCAGCGAAATCGTGCAGTTTTTGCAGCATCCCGCCTTCCAGGGGGACATTTACAAAGTCATCGAGGCGGTGACGATCAACTTCGAGAAACGGGTGGGCCTGACCGAGCTGATGTACGGGGCCAGCACGACACAATTGCGCTCGGCCACGGAAGCTCAGGTCAAGGGAACGCAGATGCAAGTGCGGCCCGACGACATGGCGAACAAAGTCGAGGATGCCATGTCGGAAGTGGCCCGCAAGGAAGCCTTCATGGCGCGGTGGCACCTGGATCCGCAAGACGTCCTGCCGATTATCGGCCCGGTGGGTGCTTATTTCTGGTCGCAGATCGTCACGCCCACCGATCCCAACGAACTCTTGCACTCGCTCGAATACCGGATCGAGGCAGGGTCAGCCAGGAAGCCCAACAAGGACCGGGATGCGGCGAACATGCAGAACGCCATGCAAAACCTGTTGCCGATCCTGATGCAGTACGCGCAGGCGACGGGTCAGCTCGACGCCCTCAATGCCCTTCTGTCCGATTGGGCCAAGTCGATTGACCTGGACCCGGAAAAGTACATCCTCAAGCCGCCGCCGCCGCCGCCACCGCCGCCGCCTGGAGCAGTTCCGCCGCAGCCGGCCGGCAAGGGCGGCAAGCCAGGCGCGAACGGGCAGGCGCCGCCACCGCAGCCAGCACCAGCCCCGCCGCCGCCAGGTGCACAGGGAACGCCTACGGGACCGCCGATCGGACCAGGCGGCAATCCGCCGGCACCGCCGTCCATGATGCCAATTGGAATGTAACGTGAATTACCCGATCATTTCCTCTGAGCCGCACATCCAGGCCCACTACGAGAACAGCCGTCGGGCCGGTACCAGTCACAACCTGGCCGAAATGTTCGCTCTCCGCTTGCCGCCGATGAGCAACAGCGATCGGGAATTTCTCGAAGGTCATGTCAACGGCAACCAATTCGAGAAAACGCCAGCGATCGGCAACCGTTACCGGCGCATGGCGCGTGCGGCCGGCGTCAACCCGACGGGCAAGGTCTACCTTTCGGGCCTGGCCGAGTATCCGGGCGATCCGCGGGCCTGGATCGGAGGCCGCGGCGATGCCACGCGTGTCTGCGAGGAACGCGGCTACGACGCCGACGGCTCGATCAGGGTCCGAGCAGCTCGCCAGAGGGAACATCCGCAGGTGGAAGTGGCCGATGACATTCTTGAAGCGGAAGCCAACAAGATCCTGGCCACTCATCCCGAGCCGCAGAAGGTGAACAAGGGGGAACTCAAAGACCAGATCAAGGAGAAACGGAAACCACCCTGGAAAAAGGCCAGAAAGAAAGGATAATAGGGACCATGAGCCGAAACAGACAATTTCCCCAGGAGCCGATGAATGTGCCGCTCCAGAATGCGGCGCTCCTCGGGGCGACAGTCGATGACGCTCAATGCGTCTTGACGTTCAACGCCAGGACCGGCCAGATGAACGTGCAGGTATCAGGCAACTTTCCGATTCATTCGCTGATTGCCCTCTTGGAAAAGGTGAAGCTCACCTTCCTCAGCCAGATGGGCGCCCGGCAAATGGAGAACAATGAGCCTGGAGAGTCACAAGCAAACCCTGCTGAACAAGTGGTTGGTTGAGCAGTTGCCCGATTGCAGGGTGCAAGGTCAGCGCTCGGTACTCGGCCCGCTCGGTCAGATGCAGCGGGTCTATTGCGAACGATGCGGCAAGCTGGAAGGCTTGGTAAGTGCGGAATGGACTCCACATATTTTCGTGATCTGCAACGCATGTATCGAGAAACACGGCGGTCCCCCGCCACTTCCTGAACTCCCCCAGGAATTGATAACCGGCGGCTACTAATCCTGGGAGAACACCATGCCGGCCTATTACGACTTCGCGCGGGATCTGACCTCGAACGGCACGACCGGGACACTATCAACTCACTTCCGCTTTCTCTCCGTTGCCAATCAAGCTGTCGGCCGCTTGGTCCTTCTGTGCGGCGGCTGCCGCTTCGCTACTGCCGGCGGCGGTATCCTCAGAGTGGTCACGGCTGGCGCCGCAGGAACCGGCGGCACAGCGCAGACGCTGCAACCCAAGCGACCAACTTTCCCGGCAGCCGCAACAACCCTGTTCAATGACGCCAGCGCCATTACTCCAGGCACAGGACCAATCTTGCGCATCGTGATTGGCCTGGCTCAGACCGGCGGCATGGGCGGCTACACGCCGGCCGAGCCGGATGATGCGGTCCAGCTCATGCCCAATGGCGGGGCCAACGGCAACATGGAAATCGGCTCGATGTTCAACGGTACCGCCGTCACATTCTCCATCAGCGGTGATTTTTCCGAATAGGAGATTCCAATGGCAGCTTATGCGCGTCAGGCTGTGGCCCGCTCCAGCGCCGGCTGGACAGTATCCGGCAACAATGCCACGCTCACCGCGATCGTGTCATTCCCGGCCATGGCCGGCGGCACCGGCGGGACCGTGACTTACTTCGGTGTGGGCCTGGCTTCGTCCGGCACCGGCCAGATGCTTTTCTTCGGCACCGTCACGCCCAATATCAGCGTCGTCAATGGCGTGACGCCGAAGCTGGACACCGGCACGACCGTCACCCAGGCAAGCTCCGACAACATGAGCAACACGGCGGCAACGAATCTCTTGCTGCTTTTGTTCAACAACACGACTTGGGCCACGTTCGGCGATGCCACTGGTATCGTTGGCTCAGGCGCGGCGGGCAGCCTGTACCTCAGCCTGCACACGGCAACGCTTGACGAAACCAGCACTCAATCAACGTCAGAGATTTCGTACACATGAGCCGATTCAGAGATTTCGTACAGAGCCGATTGGTAACTCACCTGGATCAAATCGATCCCAAGACCAAGCTGGCCGCTATGAAAGAAGTGGCGGCAACGAAGGTGGCCAGGGCGAATGGCGCATCCGGCTTCTGGCAAGAGGTCGAGGCCAACCTGGAGACAATTGCCCTGGCAAAGCTGGCGAAGATGGCACCCATCAGCGAGAACCTTTTAGGCATCGCCTTGATGCTTTCAGCGGAAGTCAAGCGACTCAGGGGGTGAGCCATGCGAACCCTCGGCCGCAGACAACTCAAGTACAGAAAACAACTCCAGCAAATCCGAAGGCACGGCGCGGTCAATTGCCAGTGGATGGCGTGCGCCTCGGCAACGAAGGCGGCTGAATTCTTCACTTCGACGAGTGGCGCCGTCACGATCGACACGGCAACGGTGCGCGGTGGCAATGCAGCCAGCTTCAAACTGAATAGCGGAGCTGCTCCGACCGACGCCATCATGTTCAAAAGTGGCGTGATTGGTGATGCAGGCTATCGCGGCAGCGCCTGGTATTACTTCCCGAGTTTCTCTTACGCGGCGAACAATGAAGTAACGATCATGCACTCGGATGATGGCGCCACCAACACTTTGCTGACTGTCGCGCTGCATCTCTTTTCCGGCGGTTCGCCCAACTTCTCCTTTTTCGCCCCGTCGAGTACAGGTTCATCGACCTTTTCCTACGGGCCGCTTTCCACGAACACTTGGTACCGCGTTTCTTGGGCTTACTATTGGCAGGCCAACACCGCATGGGCAATTTATTACTACGTCAATGGCAGTTTGGCCGGAACTTTCACCAATAGTCTCGGCCAGTTGCTTCCGGGACCACATTCGTATTTCTATCCATTTGAACTTTACGGTACCCCATCGTCATGGACGAATTTCGTCATGTACTGTGACGAGGCTTATGTCGATAACGGCATCGATTATGCCGATCCTGGCGGCGGCAATCCTCTTGGCGTCACGGCGAAGCAAGCGGCCAGCGTTGCGACCTCGGGATTCTCCGTCGTTGGCAGCGGTACCGCAACCAGCGTCGTGAGCGAGCGGCCGATCAACACCGCGAACTACATGCAGCACAACGCGGTCGCCGATGTTACCGAAACCTACAACCTGCAAACGGCGGCCCAAGGCGACAACAACATCAGCAGCGCCACGATCCTTGCCCATACCGCCTGGGTCAGCGCGGCAAGCTCAGTGGCCGGCACTGGCACGCCAAAGATGATCGACAGCGGAACGGAAACCGCGCTGACGCTCTCGACCAGTCCGGTGATCTATCCGATCATCGTGACTTCCGCAACCTATCCCACGACGATCGGCATGCGCTCGGCCAATGCTGCCGCGCCCATCAGCAAGAACCTCGGTGCGGTCAATGCCTCGGCATCTGGGCAGACCGTCATCAATTGCCCTTCCGGTTCCGGCACGTTCAACGTGAATACCGGCGATACGATCATGATGCTTTGCTCGGCCTATCCGACAACGACGACGATCACGCTTGCCCAGGCCAGCGGTACCGCCGTCATCAGTTCGATTTCCACGCCGGTCATTTGCAACAACGGCAACTCGCATATGTACGCGGCCTATGCGACAGTGACGGCGGGCGGCAGTTTCCAGCTCAAGGCGACACTCAGCGCAGCGGGCGCACCCTGCATCGTCATTTGGGTTGCCTACAAGAACGTGAATTCGGTCGCTCAGAATGTTCAGGGAACGGGCAACACCGGCACGACAGAAAGCCTGAGCCTGACAACGACGGTAGCGGGATCATCGGCGGTGATCCTGACGAACTGCCTGGCCACGGTTGGCCTCACGGCTGGTGCAAATACCACAGCAGATCAGTCCAGGCAGCAAAGCGGTACGGCAAGTTACTCGGCCTTTATGGGTAGTGCCACGACAGCGGCGGGAGCTGCCGGCTCGACGCTCACTTTGAACGTGGGCCAGCCGAATAACGCGGTCTGGGCCGCCGTGATCTTCGAGCTTACTTCCACTCCGGTTGCCACGAATCTGTACGAATGCGGCATGATGGTCGCCTACGCTGTGCCGCCGGCGCCGCCGACCAGCTCGGGCACAGCAACCTTCCGGTTCACCAACACCGGTGTCAGCAAGGCGGATAAAGTCGCAAGCGGCACAGCATCGTTCAAGTTCACGACCAGCGGCAGCGGCCGGGCTGATTTCACTGGCCACGCCACCGCCACGTTCACACTCACGGCTACAGGAAAAGGCAGGGCAGACGATACCGGCCATGGTGCGGCCACATTTCAGTTCACGGTGACTGCGATCGGCAGGGCCGACATTATCGGCAATGGCGCCGCTACTCTCCGTTTCAACGTGAGCGCTGTTGGCCGCGCCGATATGGTGGCCCATGGCACCGCCTCATTCCAGCTCCAGGCAACCGGCAGCGGCAAGGCAGACAAGGTAGCGCACGGCACCGCGGCTTTCTCGTTCTCCGTCCATGCAACGGCGCGGGCCGATGCAACCGGCCACGGCACCGGCACGTTCCGCATGACGGCAGCCGGCGTCGGCATTTCCGGGATCAGCGGCAGCGGCAGCGGCAATGCCCACATGACGATGGCCGCGCATGCTACCAGCCAGGCCATCTCAATTTCTCACGGCAATGCCACGGTCACATTCAACGCTCCGGGTGTTGGCCGGGCGGATGTTCAGGCCCACGGTACCGGCTCGTTCAGCTTCACGGCGGCTGGCCATGCCGGGGAAGATGGCGTAGCCCATGGCGCAGCTTCGTTCTCGATCACGGCAAGTGCCCACGCCCGAATGGATTTCACTGGCCATGGTGCATCGGCGTTCCGCTTCAATGTCGCCGGCCACAGCCAGATCGCCGCCAGCCATGGAACTGCGGCATTCTCGATCGCGGCAAGCGGTGTGGGGCGGGCAGACTTCACCGGCAGCGGGGCCGCAGCGTTCACCATCACCGCCGCCGGCCAAAGCGCGTACCTGCCGCCTGGGACCGGATCGGGCTTCGCCGCATTCAGCATGACGGCGACAGGCCGCACGCTCTCTCGCGGCAAGGCTACCTTCTCTTTTCAGACCATCGGCTATGCAATTCTGCCGAGCGAACAGGCACCGTGGTACACGCCTGCGCGCCCTGATAATATTGCGCTGCCTCCCGATTTGCGGCCGGACCAAACCGGCAAGATCATCGAGCCGGTCAATGCCGGTCCCGATCGCCGGCCAGATCCGGCTGTGCCTGCCGTTCCGCGCCGGCCAGATCAATTCCAACGGATGTAGGTGAGCCATGCCAGTTAGCGCCGATCGCTGCCAGGAAACCACCACCACCACCGGCACCGGCAATGTCACGTTGCTGGGTGCGGTCACTCAATACCAGTCCTTCAGCGCAGCTTTCCCGAACACGCCGCAAGCGAACATCGAGTATGCCATCATCGGCCAGGCTTCGAGCGAGTGGGAAGTAGGCGAGGGCACGCTCGTCAATTCAACCACGTTCTCACGCGACACGATCCGGGCCAGCAGCAACAGTAACGCCGCGGTGAGCTTCTCGGCCGGCACCAAGAACATCTTCGCCACGCTCACAGGCGAGCGGGCCGGCGCCATCCTGGCCCCGAAGATCACGCCCGTCAATCTGGCGAGCTTCTCTTGGATGAACCAGGGTAGCGCCACGTTCACTCAGACCGACAGCTTTGCTTACCTGGCTGCCCCGGCGCTCAATGGAATCAACGTCCGCGCTCAGGTGAAGAATGTGCCAGGCTCGAAACCCTACTCCGTGGTCATGGGTTTCATGACGAATCTCCAGGCTATCAACACGATGCACTGTGGGTTCATGCTGTCTGATGGCACGAAGGTCATCACGTTCGGGCCACAGTATAACACCAGCACTTTTGCCAACACACTCGGGCTGGTCGCCTTCAAACTCACGAACGTCACGACCTACAACTCCAACTATCAAACGCTGGCATGCTGGCCGCGCGATCGCTGGTGGCTCAAGTATCGGGATGATGGGACCAATCGCACGTTTTCTTACTCTGGTGATGGCGTCAACTTCTTGCCCTTGGTATCCAGCGGCAACACGGATTTTCTGACGCCCACAACCTGGGGATTCTTCTCAGATCCAGAGAATGGATCGTGGGGCCTCGGAATCTCCGTGTTCAGTTGGACGGAAGGCACATAATGCTTGGGCTTGCTCCACTCTCGACTGTGCCTTTGAGCGACCTGCCGAGTACCGGGCTGGTGACGCGCGGATCAGCTTCGTTCCGGTTCACCACAAGCGGGCAGGGGCGAGCCGACATTGCCGGCCACGGCACCGCCGTCTTTTACTTCACCGGCTTGGGCCATGAAGTAGCCGACGAAACAGGCTCGGGAACCTCGGTCTTTATGATGGCCGCTTCGGGCCAAGGACTGGCAGACATTGCCGGTCACGGCTTGGCGGCATTCGTCATGACCACGATCGGCCAGGGCAAGGCAACCAGTCCAGGCACGACCGACGGACACGCTTCGTTTTCATTCCATGCCGGCGGCATTGCCCTCATATCACCGGGCAGCGGCAGCGCTCGATTCAGCTTCCGGGCGACCGGGGAATCAATCGGCGGGCCTGTGCCGATCGACGTTCCCCTCGACCGGCCGGACAATCGCTTCCGCGTCATCGACTTGCGCCCGGATCAGCCAGGGGTAAATGTCTCGCTACGGCTCGATCAAACCGCTACACTAATTCTCAGGCCAGATGCCGGCAGGACGGAGAGCTTGTAAATGGCCACCACTTACAAAGATTTGCTGGATCACGTGCTCGATTACATCGGCGGTGATCCCTCTGCCGAAGCTACCCGCGTCGGCCGGCGAGCTGTGCAAGCTGGGCTGCGCGGCTTCGCCCATGGGCACCGCTGGAGCTACTACTATTCACGCGGCCGCATCGTCACCCAGGCCATGCAAACCGCCGGCAGCGTCCAGTACGTCCAAGCAACTCGGCAATGCACTCTGACCGGGGCCACCTGGCCGAGCTGGGCCTACCTCGGCACAATCCTTCTTTCTCCCACGGTGATGATCGCCGGGCAGCCGACGGCGCAGGCGCCGGTGCCCTACGCCATCGCCACGCGGGATTCATCGACCCAGATCACGCTCTCGATCAACAACAATCCCGGCCAGGACCTGGGGCCGAACCTGCAATACATCCTGCATCAAGACACCTACCTCATGCCGCCCGACTTCCTGGCGTCAGATGAGGTAATCAACATGAACAACCTGATGGGGCTGTCCTATCAGCACCCGCGCGAGTGGCTCAGTCTGCAGCGCGTGCTACATGGGCCAACGATCCCGCGCGTGTACACGTTCACCGGCCAGCCTGACTACTTCGGCGGCATGGCCATGAGATTGTTCCCACCGCCGGATAACGTCTACCAGCTCGATTTCATCTACCAGCGCCTGCCCAGGCAACTCTTGGTCGAGGACATAACCGGGATGTGTTCGACAACGGCCGGCTCGCTTCTGGTCACTGGTGATGGCACGAACTGGACGCCGAATCTTGTGGGATCGCTCATCCGCTTTTCGGCGGATTCGCAGAATGAGCCGACCAGCCGGGCCGGGGCCAACCCGTATATGCTTGAACGCTCGGTCATGTCCGTCACTGGCCCGCAGAGCTTGACGATTGATGCGGACCCTGGCGCTACTCTGACCGGCGTTCAATCCTCAATCTCCGATCCGGTGGACATTGAATCCGGGGTGATGACGACGGCGCTTTTGCGCGAGATTGAGAAGCAAACGCGGATTCTTCGCCGCATGAAGTCAACCCCCGATGAGGCTGCCGAGTACCGGGCGGCGATGTTCAGTGCATGGGAAGCGGATTCGCGGAGCTTCGCCTCGCGCTCGGCCGGCGATGGTGTTGGCTACAAGCCGCGGCTTGCGTACATGCCGCGCGGACCAGATATTTCGTAGGAGCGGATCATGGCCGTTGAATCATCACTTGCCGAATTCCGCAGGCGCACCGTGGAATTCATGGACTTCCCCGGCATGATGCAAAACGTGGACCCGCGCGACATTCCGACCGGCGCGGCCGAAGATCAAATCAATTTCTGCTGCATCCTGATCGGCCAGTTGGAATGCCGTCACGGATTGCGGGAACCGAACTTCGAGAACTGAAAATGGAATACCTCGGCCTTGTGAACCTGGGCGATACGCTTCATGCCGCCGTCATCGTGCGCGACAACACCGGCGCCGCCGCCATGCCGGACGCAGCGCCCACGTTCCGCATCTATGGGCCAGTGGGCCTCATGACCAACGGCACCGGCGCGCTTGCTGCCAAGGATCAAGGCGCGATCACCGGGGCCGACAACGCCACGCCCATCGTGATCCACTCCGCAAATCACAAGCTCAACAGCGGTACCAAGGTTACGATCGCCGGCGTCCTGGGCAACACGGCAGCCAACGGCGATTGGACGCTGACAAAGATCGACTCGAACACTTTCAGCTTGAACGGATCGGCAGGTAACGGACTGTATGCCGGCGGCGGGAGTTGGTCAGTGAGCGGCCTTTACGATCTGGCCTTCAATCCCACCGCCGGCAACGGTTACTCATCCGGCCTCAATTACACAATCGTTGTGAGTTACGCGATCGGCGGGGTGAACTACTCCGACACTTACAC